TATCAATTTCTAACGTAGGATTATTAGCTGCAACCTCTTCATCCCAACGTCTAGTAGAGACACGAAATATAATTTCATCTGTAATTCTTAAACCGAACTTAGAAATGAACTCAGCATTGTCACCAAAACCCATGACGTTCTGTAATATCATCTCTATTTGAAACTGTTCTTGATACTTAGAGTATCTAATTTCATCTAGAGTGCTATCTTTCAGAGCTATTCTAGGGATATAGTATACGTCAGAACCAAATAGTTTGATTTGCTCATCCACAAGATCCTGAACGAGATTCTGTTCGCCACTGTGACCTGAGTAATAAGTTGGAAAATAGGGACTGGTAGGCATTTTATCCGATCATATCCATTGGTGGTATTGCGTACTTGCTAAGAACTTCAGATTCAATCTTCTCAATTTCTGCAAGTGCGTCTGTGTAGATTTCTCTACCATTGAGTGTAACTCCGCCAGGTAACTGAACATTGTTATACTTAATTAAGTTCATACCCCACTGTCTCTTCATCAGAGATGTGGCATATTTCTTAACGAAAACATCATTGTTCATCTGTGAAGCTTCTGTAGGATCAATAAGACGATGACATTCAATAAGAACTTTAGTTCCTGCTTGAAGAAAGTCTTTATCTATATCAAGGTATAGACGATCATTACGTGCTGTAAATCTAAACTGCTGGAAGGATCCATTGTTTAAAACCATATCTAGAGTTTCTAGATACTGCTTGTTCATATAGTAGTTAAGGATATCTAGTGATCCAAATGCATATAAGTCATTCAAGAACAACTGATACTCAACACCAAAGAGATTAGAACGGATTGAGTTACTGACAAGACCAAATACTCTAGTGATACCAACTACATGATCAGGAATTGGAATAAAGTTTGTTGCTTCTAACCAAGTTCCAGTAGCATTTGGTGTTACATTAGTATCGGTAACTGTCTTAGTAGTTGTTGCTGCAAAACGAGTTTTATCGTCAGCAGTGATTTCATGGTACAAATACGCACGCTCCATACCATTGTAACAGTTCTCTTGGAAGAACTGAAACGTGTCGTCTATTACGTTGTTGACCTGTTCGTCATCAATATTAACTTGCAACACTGGTTCACCAAGTTGCCTCTTGCAATATGTGATGAGTTCAGCTCTAGAACTTGGAGATGCCATTATACACTAAAATCCCTTCTTACCTATTTAGTAAGAAGGAATCTGGTATTTATTCAGCAGGAGCTTCTGGTGTTGCTCCTTCTGGTTTTTCTTCTAGTAAATTTAAGGTTTCCAAACCACCTTGAAGTTTGATCTTATATTCTTTTGCTTTAGTTAAATTTGCTTCTAATTCTGTAATTTGTTTTTCTGTGGTAGCAATCTGCTCTTCAAAATTTTTCTTAAGCTGTGCAGGATCCATAGTAATCAAGTTGAAATAATGTATTAGTATTTATACCCCTTGTAAATACCCACAATCTTGAAGCTCGTTAAATGCTTCTCCTTGATATACAACATAGTGTAAGAACAATTGATGTTGAAAATCCTTAAGTCCACCTGGCATTGGTTCTCTCCAATGTCTTACTTTGTTTCCTAGGTAGATGACAGCATCCCCATTTTGCAGTTCAATCTCAGAGACACCACCGCTTTTCCTTTCTATAAACAACTTCCATGGTTTAGAAAGAGTAGTTCTTAATTGTAATGTAACACTAATCTCACATGGTTCCCAATCTACATGTGATTCTAATTCAGTGCCAGCATAATAAATTCTATCAAAATAAAAAGTTGGATGTAGTTGATGTGGAGGAAGGATCAACTTTTGAATTTGATTCCTCATCTGCATGTGAAATTCTTTTAGTGGAGGAAAACAAGTTCTAGAGTAAGATCCTTTTACCTGTGCCTCCTCTTTATAATCTCCCTCTAAAGTTCCATCATAAAGATATTCAATATGTCTCTCTGTATAAAGGTCTTCTGGAAGAATACTTAAATACTCTGGTTCAGAAATAAAATTACGAACGACACAATATCCATTATGCCAAAAAAATTCATTTAGTTTCATAGTTCTACTGCTAGTAATAATGGATCACAATTCTTTCCGTTGTTGTTCCAGAAAAAATCCATACCTTTTTCTGTAACCAAATCAAAAGCTAGGGAATATCTTTCCTCTTCTTTCAATTCATCTACAGCATGTGGAAGACATGATGGAAATAATGTCATTCTACCTTTTGCATTTTCAGTTGTAAACCATCCTAAGTATGGAATGTCATAGTCTGTAGTGGTATTATTTTCTGTAAGACAGATATTACCACTGATGTATGAATTTTCATGCATGGCATGTGAATGTCTTTTTAAAACCATTCCTCGTTTTTGTGGGTATACCCAACCTCTTATCCAAACTTCTTCTTTTTTACACCCGATCTTATGACAGAAATCTGTGTAAGAAGACTTGATAATGTTTTTGAGATCATTGATGCACTTATTTTCCCATTGGAAAACATTGTAGTGTTCCCATTGATCGTTTTTGTATAAGTCTTCATTGTCTTTAACCACCTTTAATACATCATCAATTAATTCCAAACTAATAGAATCAAACCACATATTAACTAAAAATTCTGGAGCAAAGTGATTGTTTGGTGGATTAGATCTCCATGATTTCCACTCAGGCATTTATTCTACCTCCATAATTTATATTCATAGCTAGAATATCTTTTCTGAGATCTTCTGAGTAAGGACATTCCTCTTGACATATTCTACAGATAGTATCAAGATTTTTAAATGCCTCAGGAACGTCTACAAAGTTTGCACACTTCTCCCAATCAACTAAATCAAAATCCATCTTACAACCCATAGGACATTTACTTTCACATGGAGCGTCACACCCCTCACAATTTTCATATCGTGGTTGTCCTTCCACAACTACAGCGTCTTCAAACTCTGCGTTAGTAAAGATAAGATCAATTTTATAATTCATTCCAAATTTTTTATGGAATGCTAGTGATGGTTTAGCTAAAGTTGCAGCTCCAGATCTAATAGCAAACTGTTTACGGTTGAGATTATAACCATCATAACCAAAATTATATTCATATCTTGTATTCAAATATGTAATAACTTGAGGTAAAAAATTATTCTTGTAATAATAATCATATGCAACATCACTGAAGACGTTCCATACAATTACAGACTTACACTCATCAGAAAGATAGAAGTCCTTATCTAAGGAATTTGGTTTTCCTTTATTATAATTGTCTTGTGCTCTTTGACGTATTAAATTATCAGGTGGTGTGGTAACAGTCACATCAAACATAATAGAAGTATCTCTTGTCACCCAGTCAATAGCTTCAACAATTTGTTTGGTGTTCATAGTTGTACCCAGTGATCTTTTTTGTTATCAAAAATATCTTCATTATATACAGTCTGTGTAATAATATCAAATGCTATTGTAACACGAACGTCATCACCTTCGTAGGTATCAGTATAATGTTCTAACCAGTTTGGAAACAAATATACTTTTCCTTTTACATTTTTAGTGTCAAATGTTTTTTTAGTATATGGATTTATATAGTAAGTATGAGTGTCATAATCATCTAGACAAATGTGTCCACCAAGATATGTGTATTTGCTATTCCAATGTTGATGAGGTTTAATTCTTTCTCCTTTTCTTAGAACGTTTGCCCAACACTGAACATATATCTTATCCTCCCACATGTTAGCATCTAGTGTGGTAACAAGATTATCATGAGAGTTCCTAATAATATCTTTGATATGATCTGCTTCTTCCCATTTTAATAAATTATAGCTACTTGATCTAGATGTCATACTATCTTTACCTAAACCAGTATTCCAGTCACTTTCGTAATGATGAGAATTTATTACTTCTTTTTCTTTTGAAAGAATAGTATCTCTAATATCTCTTACCTTTACCTCTCCTTCATACATATACCATTTGTATACTGGAGCAAAAATAGTTTTCGGTTCGTCGTTTTCAAATAAAATTACTTGACTCATAATTACATATACAAAAATTGACTCATAGAATATCTTCCAAGTCCAGAAAGATTTTCCATGACGACAGATGTCACTTCATGATATAAAATTGAAGGAAATATTACCGTAGTATTATTTAGACATGGGAACTTAACTGCTTTTTCAATAATTAAATCTCCACCAGTAAACATCTTTGGTTCTTTGTAAAACCAAGTGATAGCAGTAATTACACAATCATCTGTATGAGGTCTGTAATGATCTCCATTTTCAAAATAATGAATCTTAGTTTCATCTCTATTTGATCTCCACAGATAACGGAAGAATGGATGTTTGTACATTAAATCATCCATCAAATTTTTATTAAATAATTTTCTATTGATAGTCAGTATATCAGATTGATTAACATCATCATACACAACATTTAGATGAAGACCTTTTCCTACCTTAAGTGCTACACCATCTTCATATGCTGTGCCTGGTCCTCCATCTTCTTCTGCACCTTTATATCTGTCAATGCTATACAGATACTCTAGCTCATTCATTATTTTTTCTAACTCATCTGGCGAGTAAAAATTTTGAATATGGACTATTGGTAAATCAGCTACTTTAGTAAAAGTCAAATCTGACATCATCAATCTCCTTTATGTTTTTCCATCTGTATACGATGGCATCTGAAAAATACATCACCTTTGGAATCAACTCAAAACCTACTTCTTTGTTTTCTACATCCAAAGCATATAGATGTAAGTCTCCAGTGTCTAAACAAAT